ACCGAGTTCGTCGTGGAATCCGCTCAGCAGATGTGGGCCGAAGTCGTGACTCGAATGTCCGACCCACAAGTCAAGCTCGCCTGTACCCCATCCTTAGAGATCCACTGCCCTCCAGATCTTCGCCGAAGGATGACGATCGTCGGCTATGCAGAGTTGATCAAGTGGACAGGTGCAGCTCGTGCGATGATCGTTGAGGATCGCGTCCGGCACACTGGCGATCTTGCACTGTCAGAACATTTCGCTCGAGCGGTCGCGGTCAAAACGGGAGGTGCGATCGTTCTCAGTTCGCAGAAGAGCCCAGGGCCAATAGAGCTCGCACGATGTTCAGTGTGGGGAATCATGCTGACATCGCGTCCGAAGGCCACAGCGAAACCTCAGATGGCTTTCGGCTGACCCTAGTGGACGCGCGCTAGAAAGTCTGAGAGAATCCGAGGGATGGCACTCTTCGGAAGTAAGAAGCAGGACGCGACCCCTGCGTTCGCGCACGCACCTCTTCAAGCTGCCGCAGGTTCTGCTTCACAAAGCGGACTCGGTCAGTTCTGGAGTTACACCGTCGGGGCGGCTTCGGAGCTGGCCTTGTCTGTGCCTACCGTATCCAGAGCGACACAAATGATCATCTCGCTTGTGGGCTCGTTACCGCTCCGCCACTACACGACACAGTGGACTGGCGAAGAGTACGAGAAGATCTATCTTGAGACCGAGTCCTGGATGGACACTCCAGATCCAACCTTGACGCGTAACTTCATCATGTCGAACACTTGCATGGATCTCATGATGCGCGGACGCGCGTTCTGGTATGTCACCTCACGCTCGTCTGCCACTGGTCGTCCGCTGTCATTCCAGTGGATGCCCTGCGAAATGGTTGACACCTTGGATCAGCCAGGCCCGCAGTTCTTCGGAAAATCCAACAGCATCACTTTTAACGGGATTGAAATTCCGACCGCCGATGTCATCCAGTTTCTCGCACCCGTTCAAGGATTCCTCTGGACAGGTCGCCGAGTGTTAGAGACCGCCATCAAACTTGATCGCAGTGCTGAACGATTCGCCTCTAACGAGATCGTCGCTGGATACTTACAGCAGACCGACAGCTCCGAACCACTTGACGCAGAGTCGCTTGGTGAGCTCGCTGCAGCATGGTCAAACGCTCGACGCGTGAACGCTGTCGGAGCATTGAACAGTGCTGTCAAGTACGAACAATTTGACACCGACCCGAGCAAACTCCAGCTCGTGGAAGCGCGAAACTTCAGCGCACTCGAACTGTCACGCGCGATCGGAGTTCCGGCTTACCTTCTCGGAATCGGAATCTCTGGATACAACTACAGCAACGCGACACAGGCGAAGCAGGATCTCTACCTCCTCGGAGCAAAGCTCTACATGGACTGCATCCAAGAGACCCTCAGCGGAATAGACATCCTTCCGCGTAATAGGTTCGTGGAATTTGACACCGAAGATCTGATAGCAGATGTCGAGATGAATCGCACCGAGATCAGTGTTGAAGAACCAGCTTCATCGCGCACACCCCAGGAGACCGCTTCATGATTCGACTTACCGCTCAACAGATCACACTTGACGCATCAGCAGATGGTGAACCATCACGCCAGATCACTGGACTCGCTGTCCCCTGGAATGTCAAAGCGACACTCTCCGGTGGTGAGAGTGTGGTCTTCCTCGAGGGCTCACTTCCCGAAGATGGCCCAATGCCGAAACTCTTGGAATACCACGACGACACGCGCGTCATCGGACGCGTCACCGAACGAGTCTCTACCGCCGAGGGCATGATGTTCGTCGCCAAGTTGAGCGCGACTCGTGCAGCTGATGACGCTCTCGCACTGCTCGCCGATGGCGCTCTAGATTCCGTCAGTGTTGGCGCAGTACCGACCAAGTTCAAGCGCCTCGCAGACGGAACGCTAGAGGTCTCTGAGGCTAAGTTCGTCGAGCTGTCGGTCGTTACCGTTCCGGCTTACGAATCAGCCCAGGTCTACTCAGTCGCAGCCTCTTCACCCGAAGAGGAAGCACCCGACGAAGAAGAAGTAATACCAACCCCAACCCAACCATCCGAGGAGGATGAAATGTCAGAAGCACTAGAAGCAGCAGTACCCACTGCACCCATCCAGTACGCAGCACCGAAGCGCGAGTTCAAGCTTCCCACGATTGCGGAGTACATGATCAAGTTCGCAGCAGGCGGATCTGAATTCGCTGAGTTCAACCAGCGCATCGTTGCAGCTGCACCAAATGTCACCTCGACCGACACACCAGGCATCTTGCCAGTGCCGATCATCTCGCCGATCTATAACTCGTTTGTGCCTAACTACCGCCCATTGATCACCGCGATGGGAGTCCGCCAGATGCCCGCATCCGGCAAGGTCTTCATCCGTCCGAAAGTCACCACGCACACCACCATCGGCGCAAGTAACGGCGAACTCGTCGCACTTGACCAAGGCACTTTCGTCGTCGACGACATTCAGATCACCAAGGCCCTCTACGGTGGTTATGTCAACTTGTCCGAAGAGTCAATGGACTTTACCTCGCCCGAAGTTCTCGGTGCATTGATTGACGACATGGCTCGCATCTACGCGAACGCCACCGATGTCGCAGCTTGTGCAACCTTTGAAGCAGGAGTCACCCAGACCGAAGCATTGACTTCTGGCAGCACTCCTGCCGACTGGGTCTCATTCATCTACAACTCAGCAGAGCAGATCTTGACAAACTCAAACGGCAACCTGCCCAATGTGCTCGTCATGTCGCCGGCCTACTACGCGTCGCTCGGCGCATTGGTTGACGATGCAGGTCGTCCGTTGTTCCCGAATGTCGGCCCACAGAACGCAGTCGGCACTGGCGCATCGGCATCAACTTTTAACGGCAACGCTTTCGGCTTGTCGCTTGTCGTTGACCGTAACTTGGTCGCTGCCGGTGGCAAGAACTTGTATGTCGGTGACAGCACTGGCTTCGAATGCTGGGAACAGCAGCGCGGAGCTGTCAGTGTTGAACTTGCAGACGGAGCACTCGGTCGAGTCATCAAGTTCCGTGGCTACTTCAGCTCGGTCATGATTGACGCGACCAAGTTCGTTAAGCGCGCCTGATCTGATTGACGAAGAGAGAGATCTGAACGATGGCCACATTCACAGTCACGCATCAAATGGTGCTAGACAATGTCGCTGTCGTTCAGACTCTCGAATCAACCGACATCGCTGTCGGACAAACGATCACACTCTCAGGATGCGCAGCACAGCTCAACGGCGCTCATGTCGTCTTCGCTGTACCGACCTACCTCTTCATCGGAATTGATGACCAAGGTGACTATCTTTTCAACCCTGATGTCATTATCCCGAACCAGTTACTCTTCCAAGATGTCGGAGCAGATCTCGCTCGAGAAGCAGTTGACCCAGTCGGATCACTCGTCTGGACTCAGACCTGCACCTGGATCACCGTCGCCGATCTCACCGAGTTCCTTGGCATCAGTGGAGCGACCGCCAATGACACCGCTTTCATGACCTCATCAGTCAACGCGTCGAATGCTTGGTCGTTCAAACGCAGAGTGCAGGCTGGATATTCCGACAGCCTCACCACCGTCCCCGATGCTGCAGTCAAAGCCGGTGTGGTGCTCATGGCGGCGAGCTTGTACCGTGAACGCGGAAGCATTGACTCCTTCGCCAGTTTCCAAGACATGAGCATCTCTGCGCCCGTCGCTTCAATGGGTCGGATTAACCAGTTGCTCGGTATCAAGAGATCGCAAGTGGCATGAGATGGCAGGCATCTTCACAGACTCGATCAACGCTGTCTCGGCGACGATCACAGCTCTCGGCTTTAAGCCGGTCACTGATCCTCGGAACGCTCGACCTCTCACTGTATTCATTGAGCTTCCTACTTTCAGCTCGTTCAATAACCAGACGGCGGACATCACGATTGATCTCCGAGTCCTGGGCGCGCCACCCGGCAACCAAGACACTACGGACTACATACTCGGAGTCGTTGATTCGCTCATGAACTCCTCCCTCGCAGTTGTATCTGGCAGACCTACGATCGCGTCGATCGGATCTGCAGAGCTACCTGCTTATGACCTCACAATAAGAATCGGCACGAGCCGCGTATAAAGGACAAATATGAGCACAGTCACCTATCTATCCAACCCCACCGTCACAGTCACAAGCCCTTCGGCGATGACCTTGACCGATCACTGTTCAGCTGCAACCCTGACACTCACGGCAGAAGCACTCGAGAACACAGCCTTCGGTCAGACCTCACGCACCTTCACCGCTGGGCTCTACTCAAATGAGCTCACGCTGACACTCTTCCAGAGCTACGGCGCGACCGAAGTTGAAACAATGCTGAACACCTTGTTCGGTGTCGAATCAACACTCGTCATCAGCCCTGCCGGCGCAGTCGAATCAGCATCTAACCCCGAGTACACTTTGACCGGTTGCTACTTGGAAACTGTCACGCCGATCATGGCAACAGTTGGTGAGCTTTCGGTAGTTGAGGCAACTTTCAAGGGTGGCTCATTCGTCCGCGATGTCACCTGATAGTTAAGTAATCCGAACCCCGACTAGGAGAACCATGAAACTCACACTCAGTGTCAAGCTCGCCGATGGCGAGACCTACCAAGTGGTCACGAACCTTTTCGTGATTATCTCGTGGGAACGCAAGATGAAGCGCCGAGCTTCAGATCTTGCAAGCGGTTTCGGTATGGAAGACCTCGCATATATGGCCTACGAGGCCAGTAAGCAACAGGGCCATCCAGTGCCGATCTCGTTTGATGAGTTTGTCAAGAAGTTAGAAGATCTAGAAGTGGTGGAGACTGCGTCCGCAGTCCCTACCAAGGAGGCTTCCGGCGACAACTAGCAGCTCTGCTAGTTGAGACTGGGTTCTGGCCTCCGACTATTACATTCGAGACAGATGACCTGGCGACGTGCGTTCAGATCATCAATGAGCAAAGACGGAAGCAATAATGGGAGCATCAATCGGAATTGAGTACGACGGATTGAAGCAGGCTCTCCGTGAGATCCAGAAGGTTGATCCGGCACTCCGTCGCCAGATCACTAAGGACATTAAGAACGCGATGACTCCTCTGCTCTCGGCAATCAAGGACTCAATCCCATCGTCTGCACCGTTACAAGGACAAAAGCACAACGGACGGACAGCATGGAAAGCCGAGAACAAGAATGTCGTGATGAAGGTTGACACGCGAAAAGCACGATCACGCAACCTCGCAAAAGGCGCACAATTCGAGTCCGTCGGAACAGTGAAGATCACCGCCAAGGGTGCAGCTCTATCAATGGCAGACATGGCAGGACGAGGCCCAAACCAGACACGCAACAAGAACCCTCTCAGAGCCCGTCCAGGCTTCGCCGAATACTTGACAGCATCTCTCGGTCGTGGGCCTTCACGCTTCGTCTGGGCGCGATCTGACGACTACCTAGACGAGATCACACGCAATGTAGACAAGATCGTCATCGAAGTGATGGACAAAACTAACAAGAGTCTGGTGAAGCGCTGATGGCAATTAACCTCCCGATCATCTCCGAATGGAATCCTGCCGGCATTGACAAGGCCATCAATGACTTCAAAAAACTAGAGACCACTGGACAAAAAGCATCCTTCGCAATTAAGAAGGCAGCAGTCCCAGCAGGGCTCGCTCTCGCAGCTGTCGGCGCTGTCGCTTTTGATGCTGTCAAAGCGTTCGCCGAAGATGACGCTGCAGCCCAAAAACTTGCCACCACTCTCACCAATGTCACCGGAGCGACAGACTCTCAAGTCAAGTCAGTGGAAGACTTCATCTCCAAGACTTCGGTCGCTGCAGCTGTCGCCGACGACGAACTTCGCCCAGCTCTTGACTCGCTAGTTCGAGGCACTGGAGACATCACAAAAGCCCAGGAGCTTATGGGTCTCGCACTCGACGTATCCGCGGGCACTGGGAAAGATTTGGGGGCAGTCTCTGACGCGTTGAGTAAGGCATTTAATGGGAATTTCGGCGCGCTTAAGAAACTAGATCCAGCACTAGCGACATTGATTGAAGATGGCGCTTCTGCTGACGAAGTGTTTGCAGCTATGGGCGAGACCTTTAGTGGTCAAGCATCGACTGCAGCGAACACGACCCAGGGCAAGATGAAGAACCTCGGGATTCAGATGGGCGAACTCAAGGAATCCATCGGTGCAGCTGTCGCACCACTCGCCGAAAAACTAATCCCACAGTTACTCAAGTTCACGACATGGGCATCACAGAACAAGGGCCTGATCGTCGCCATCGGAGCAACGATCGGAGTGTTGGCTGGAGCGATCATCGCGCTCAACGCTGGACTCGCTATCTACAACACGATCCAAGCAGTCACCGCTGCCATCAACACAGTCGCAGCTGCATCATTCTCGGCGCTCTGGGTCGCCACTGGTGCAGTCATCATCATCGGAATCATCGCTGCACTTGTAGCACTCCAAGTCAAGTTCAACATCTTCGGGAAAGCGATAGACGGAATCAAAGCAGGCTTCCTCATCTGGTGGGACACCGTGAAGTTCGTCTTCGGCGCGATCAAAGCAGGCTTCGGAGAACTCAAAGATCTCGGAGTCAAAATCTTTGACGGCATCGGAGGAGCGTTCAAAGGCGTAATCAACGCAGTCATCGCAGGTCTAGAAGGTGGCCTCAACTTCGCCATCAAAGGCTTGAACATCATCCTGGATGGCATTGACAAGGCTGCAGGGCCATGGGTCAACTTCGGCGAGATCCCAAATGTCAAACTCCCTCGACTAGCTGAGGGAGGAATCACGACAGGCCCAACGATCGCCATGATCGGAGAAAAAGGCCCAGAGGCCATCATCCCACTAGACCGACTCGGAAGCATGGGTCAAGGGATGAACATCACAGTCAATGTCAACGGCGGAGATCCAAACAGTGTCGTCCGAGCACTCCAGCAGTATGTCCGACTCAATGGAGCAATCCCCATCACCACTCGAGCGATGTAATGGGAAAGATCAACTGGATCTTCCAGAACCAGACCACTGGCAACACCTTCACGACCAGTGTCATGTCCGCAAATTATATGTATTTGCGAGGCTCGTACAAGGACTACTACTCAGGCTCAAACCTTGTCATCACTATCAAAAATCAGAGCAACGAGGCCGGCGGATTCTCGCTCAACGATGTCATCTTCCTCTACTTTGAAGACGCTTTTGGGAACGATATCTGGCGACAGAATTACTATGTGGATCAAATAGAGTTTGAAGATTACCCAGGCAACACTGGACTCTCCACTGCCACGATCATCTGTCAAGATTGGCTCGCTCGAGCTGCACGAGTTCTAGGTGGAGGAGTTTCTCTACCTGCAACTAACTCACTAGATCAGTTGTTCTACTTCACCGGAACCGCTGGAGGCCCACTACCGCCAGGCATGACCGCCACAGGATCTGGAGTCTCTACAAGCCCAGCCACAGTTTGGAATGACTCGGTAGTCAACAAGATCCAGATCAACCAGCTCACCGAGAATGGTGGTGTCGGCATGGTCTTCCAAAGAGTTGAACTTTACAGTCGCGCAAGCATCGGTCTAAGCATCTACAAGTTCGGACGCGAACCTGCAGCGAACACTGTCGTCTATCAAACTTTCAAAAGGATCAGGGCTGGACAGTCAATCATCAACTATGAACAAACAACTAGCACTCTCGGCACTGTCACAGCGACAGACGCAACGAGCACGGCAGCATACGGCAAATATGCCGAGTCAGTAACCTCAGCCGATTCCACTTTGACACAGCAGACAGGGCTCACAGAGTTCAGGGCAAACACTCAAGGTGACCCACTACTAACACGCTTTGAGTTGACAGTTTCAGACATTGCAACCGACATAACAATTCTTGAAAAACTCATCAACAGCTATAAAGGCTTCATCACGCCGATCAACAATCTGGTCTATCGAGTACCAGGCTCAGGATCAGACACCACAGTCAAAGTCAAGATGGAGGGAATCAATGTGTCAATGACACCGAGTAACACCGTATTCACCTTCTACTTTAGCCCTGCCCAGTACTACACCATGTTCATCTTGGACAGTAACGACTTTGGTATCTTAGACACTGACCGTCTCGGTTGGTAAAGGAGAAAACTATGCCCAATCCGAACACTAACTTCTCTGCTGGCGCTGTCTACACAGCGGCTCAGGCAAACCGCTTCCCCCGTGGAGTCATGGGTTACGCCGAAGCAACAGCCAACTATCTGAACTTCAACGCAATCGGTACTGTGTTGACAGTAACTTTTACCGCTGTCCTAAACAGGTACTATCGAATCACCTACCACGAACCTCAACTATTTAGTAACGGCGCTGCCACCAATATCACAATGACAATCGCAAACGGTGCCACTGCTTTACAACAAAGTCTCACCACAGGAAACGTAACCTACGGTCAACAAGGCACAGCGATCACCGTTGAAACTTTTGCCGCTGGTTCAATAACCATTAACGCACGACT